CCACCCAATGGCGGCCAAAATCCCGGATTGTAGCATCCAGGTTTCTCTGCTTTTGCTTGATCCTGGTACGGGACGCATCCATCAGCTGTTCAATGGCGCTTGACGCCGTAACGCTGGAAGGCGCAATCCCACGTGAAACCTCTTGGCTGCCAGCTGTGGAGTTAAACCAGTTTTCGATCCGGTCAAACATCGGGAAAATAGCACTGCTCAACTGAACCCCAGGTTCTCGCCGAACCTCTGAATTAGGTTCTTTCTCAATTACCAGTCCAGTTTTATTGATCAGCTTATTGGGATCGACACCCGAAGCTGTATCAATCACCCAAATGGGATTGCCCATCAGGTTTAGGATTTCAAGACTGGCATTTAAAATCTTATTGAATACGCGCTGTGGGCTATCTAGCTGCTCAACTTCTGAAATACCGAAAAATTCGCGCGGAAGTATGTAATTTAAATACTTTATGAAAGGAAACCGGCCTGATTCTGATAGCGTTTTTTCTTCCAAAATCCAGCCATTGGCAATCTTCAGCACCCGGCCGTAAGGATATTTCTTTTTGACGATGATCTTTGTTTCTGCGGTGCCATCTTCTGATGTCTCGTCCTCTTCAATCTCTTCAGTCTCATCAGGCTTTAGATAAGCAGTGATAAGCATTGTTTTCTGAGATGCCTTTTGCTTTCCTGTGTAATACGTAGATTCAGGCATCTGAAGATCAGCGTTACTGGTCTTCAGTGAGAAGTCATTTAGTGCCGTTTTGCTGGATTGAATATCGTCTACAATGTCGGCTTTAATGTGATCCTCATGATCTGGATACATCTTTTTCAAGGTATCTGTATCCACAGGCTCAGCCTTGAAAAAAGACTTTGACCGTTTGCAGTTTACTTCCCTGGCTTCATTGTCCGGGTACAAGTAGAATGGATCTTCTGATTCAAACTCAGCCGATCCCATTCCAAACTCAGCATCTGGATCATAATCGATGTATCCATAGCCCTGACCATAGAGATATCCGTCAAGGATCATCTCAGATAGAGGCATCAGCCAGTTGTTTCGCTCCCAGTCAGCTTCCATAACCTGATTTAAAACAGCTGCAAACTCAATATCCGATGGTTCTTCAGCGACAAAGTTCATTCTAGGACGCGCATCTGTCTGCAATGGCATATTGCTTTGAATAGCTTGCCAAATGAGGTTTATGCACTCTTTTTGGCGGTATTTAGGCATCTTTATGCCGTCCCATTGATCGCCACGGAACATCTTATAGTAATGTAGCCAGTTGTTATCGTACTTTGAGCGGTGCCTTTTGCACTTCTCAAACTCTTTCATCACCGCTTTTACAGTTTTTTTATCTTCCGGGCTTTGCTGGTCAATATCTTTTGATTCAGAAGGCCCAAGCTTGGAATGTTCAGGTAGCATTATTTTCCTGTTACTGTAATGGGTTCAAATATTGAATCATAGGCTGTGGATATCTTGTGTTCTCGTTCGGTATCGAACTTCTTATGGATCTTATCCACAGGCTCGGTACCGACTTCCACCCACCCACGCTCACGAGCCAGCTTTTGGGCTTCCTTGTTGGATCTAACTACCATGCCCAAAGCAGGATTATAGTGCCTGGTGTCCCAGTCTGAAGCACCATAGAATGCTTGCCGTTTGGCAATTACCCTGATGCCTATCATACCACAAACCGGGCAATATTCGGATTGCTCGAACTCGCTTAGTGGCTTGATAACCTCAAACTCTTTTTTGCAAACACTGCAATCGTAAGGATAAATCATGGTCTACCAGTCATAATCGTTTGTATCTATGCCTTTTCTTAGCATATCATCGACAACATGCAACCGATAGTCAATGTCTTTGTGGTTCGGCGATACCGGTGAGCGCTGATTGAAGTAGCCTTTGGTCTTAGACAGAGCATAAATGACATAGCGCAATGAATCCAGAAAGTGATCATTCTGCTTCACCGGCATCTGCTCTTTGATGTCCTTGTCAGCTGTAATGTCAGCTGGCGCTGGATAATGATAAATCGATACCTCATCTAGAAAATGAGGACACTTTCCCTCAAATACATGCAATTTATTGGAGCGGATCATCTCATAAACGGCATCGATCCCTGGCCTAATGTCATTATCAGCGCCTAGTGCCGTCAACCGGTTCTTGTTGAACTCTGCTATGTTGTGTGGGCTTGATGGATCACAATAAAACCGCTCAATATTGTAAACCGATTTGAGCTTCTTTGCTATTTCAACCAAGTCATTTATGGTTTGTCCCGTTCTATAAAACTCATGAACCAAGAAAACGCCATCATTGGGGGTAACACCAACAACAGCAATAGCAGATGGATTAGTAAAACCCCAATCGACACCAGCAACATAAACTGTTTTCGGATCCAACTCACGGCGTGGGATAACATGAACATCTTGGTCGAAACAGTCATATACCAATCCTTCGATTTTATGAAATTCCCCACCATAAACCATATTGAACCGGCGCGGATCCATCGATTTCTTTTTGCGCTCAAACTCTGCTGCAGGAAAGAATGGATTTTCGTTTGACCTGGCTTGGATAATTTCAACATCATCCAAAGGATTGCCCTTCATCTTTGGTCGGATGTAGTCAGTGTAAACCCAATTCAGCGAATAAGGGCTGGTTGTGTAGATGATCGGAGCTTCCTTGATCGAAGCACGAGCTTGGATGTTCTCATGGAAATAGAGCGGGAATAAACCAGCTTCATCACCCCACACACCACGCACATTGGTGATACCAACCACTGAATCAGGATCTGTGGCTGTTCTTAGCCAGCAGGTGCCGCCATGATGCATGACAAACTTAGCTTCGGTTTTATTGAGCTCACCGCAGCCTTTCATTACCCGAATGAATTCAGGCAATGTAGCTTGCTGCATAATCTTGTAAGTAGGCGCAGTTATTATGAAATTGTCGTGTGTCTCGGTATGCTTGTGCATCAGCATCTTGATGAACATAGCGCCGACGGTTGATTTTCCCCATTGAATCCCTGTCGCACATATCGTTATCGGCTTTTGGCTGAATAACGCCTTTTCTTGCTTCAGGGAATGAGGCTTAAAGATCATCTAGGTGAAGCACACAAACCGGTATGTAGCACCATCAGCAGGCGCTGTAGAGGCAACCACTCTGTTGAATCGGCCATGATTTGCTACCAGCACATATTTGCCAGAAATTGAACTAGCAATATCAACGTTTGCACCTGCTGCAGTTGCCGCCGGATAATATGTCCCGCCTAGCTCATGAGACATAAAGATTCTGGTATTGCCGACAGAGCTCGAAGGAATAAGCAAATAAACATGCTCATAGTTATGGAAAATATCCACTTCACTGCTGGTGGTAGCACCGCTTGCCATTGTAACCGTATATGTTCTGTAATCATGATATGACATATTTCACCCTTTAAATGATATCGCCAACTTTGTAATCTCTTAAAGCTCTGGTTGAATCGATTTTATCATAATTAAATGGGCTTGTATGGTCAAGGCTATCCACTAAAGAGCGATAACAGCCAAAGTTCTTGCCATAGACGAAATCCTCACCGGCTTTGATCGGCTTTAGCACTACCAACCGGCGATTGTGTCGTAATCTCATATCCCGCTCACCTGGAGACAGCATATCTTTTGGAAGCTCACCGCGAATTGCTTTGACCATCAACTCAAAGTCACTGAATCCCAAGCTATGAGCAGCATCAGGTGTATCTTTGTAATGGCAAAAGTTCACATGTTTTTCAATTACCGCTATCCCGTAATCACGAGCTTCAATGATAGTTGAGTAAACTTCCTTCGAGTGATCAGACAGACCAATACGATCATAAGTTAAGAATGGATCAAGCGACAATTTGCGGAAATCCGTCTTGTAGGTAGGATATTCCGATTCACAGTAGAACAGCGTCATGTAGTCTGTTTGTTCACTAATGTATTTCACAATTCGCTGAATCTCAGCTTGGTTATGCCCACCAGTTGAAAGATATAAATCCTTCTCTGATTTAATAGCCAGGTCGATCATCTCCATATATTCCATATCGCTGCTGGCAATCTTGATAGTATCGATCATCGGTAGCAGATAAATCAGCATCTCAGGGCTGAATACAGTACACATAAACTCTATGCCCACCTTATCGGCGCAGGCTTTGAGCTTTGGGATATCTTGCTGATGGAAAAATGGTTCAAGTCTACCGGGAAAGCCATACATATCTTCGCTAGTAAAATATTGAAACTTGACGGCATTGGCTCCAGCAGCTTTTGCTTTCTCTATGCTGTAGAAACAGTCATCGAGATTTTTAATGTTGCTGCCAACTTCAGCTATTACTTTCATTTCTGTTCATTCCTATCCACAAGCTCATATCTCTTCTCAACTGTTTCAGCTTCAATCGTATTGACTTCAACCATCTTATGTCCAAGCTCTATTTCTGTGCCATCATGCCTTTGAATAATCGTAGGCTTTGGAACAACAGCAACATCGATTTCCATCTTCTCAATTACCTTGCCGATAGTTCTATCGAGAATGAAGTTCGCTCTAGCTGGATCTTGTTCTTTCACCGCTCTGGCAATCATGCCACCGACTAAAAGTTCCAGCATGGTAGCTTCTGGTCTATTCAAATCTTTATTCAAAGATTCTTTATTCATGTTGATATATTTGTTTACATACTCGATAAAGCGCTTTGCTGATAGCTTATTAGCTTTCTGTAGTTCTTCAGGCATTTTCTCTTTTCCGCCTGGATTACCGGATTGGCCCGGTTTAAAGCCATGATTTTTTATATTGGGATTTCCCCGTTTTTTCTTTGGCTTTTCTTCATTCATAAAATTGCTAACTTAATTGCAATCAATTTATTTTTTAACCTTCTAAAACAGCTTCTTTACCCGTGAAATCTTCCCAACGGTTAAGCCATGTAGGTGTTTGTTTGTGGCAAGGTCTGCACAAAGTTCTTACTCACATTGAGAGTATGGTTTTTTGCTGCCATCGACTTCCAACCTATAAGCTTCTTTGCCTGTAAATTTCATCCACCGCTCGATTGCAACCGAAACATAGTGAGGATCAATCTCACATCCGTAGCATTTGCGCCCAGTCTTTTCGCAAGCTATGAGTGTTGAGCCGGAGCCAAGGAATAAGTCTAAAATTGAATTATGAGAATATGTTTTTAATATCTCAGCTAATAAACCAACGGGTTTCTGCGTAGGATGAACCCTAGTTGTCATTTCATCCTTTTTACTGCCAGATCTAAACATACCAGACCAACCAAATGTATACTGAGAGACATTTGTCCTTTTTGAGTTAGTCCAAATCAATTCACAGTCGCTGCTATCAAATTTTCTTTCAATATCAGTGTTAGTGTGTTTATTCCATACAAGCCAATGAGTAGACCTTGGCAATTGGTGAGCAAAATAATTCCCGCCAAATATAAAAACATTGTCCGATAGATTTAAAAGGAAAGCCGCATCAAACTCGGAATCATCCCCGATTACTGGTTTGTACTTTCCTGGCTTTGCTCTCTCCGAGCGCCCACCAACTCGCCCATCCTCTCTCGCAACCGCATTTATCCCATAAGGCGGATCGGTGAAAACCATATCAGCCTTCTCGCCATTCATCAAAAGATCAACGTGCAGCACATTTGTGCTATCGCCACAAAGCAAACGGTGATTACCCAGGATCCACAAGTCACCTGGTTTACATCTCGTCTCGACGTTTTCAGGTACAGCATCATCATCGGTGAGACCTTGCTCTGGCTCACGATCTGGTAATAACGTTTCTAAGTCTTTGGCATCGAAACCAATCTCGCCAACATCAAATTCCATATCTTGCAGAGACTTTAATAAATCACCAAGATTCCCAACATCCCACTCAGCAAGTTCACTTGAGCGATTATCAGCAAGACCAAATGCTGTTAGATCAGTACCAGCAAGTTCTGTTCGGATTACGGAAATCTTCTGCCAGCCAAGTTCTTTAGCAGCTTGCAGTGTTCCGTTACCAGCAATGACCACGTTGTCTTTGTTGACCACGATTGGTTTTTGCTGCTTGAACCTAGCTAGAGAACCTTTAATTGCATCTATGTTTTTTTGATTATGTTTTCTGGCATTGGCAGGATCGAATACCAGACTATCGATAGGTACTAATTCTATTTTCATGTAAATAAATTCCAACTAAATAAATGCTAGTTCTGATTTTATGATCCCATTTATTTAGAATCTAGGCAATAAAAAACCCTGCTATGGCCAGCAGGGTAAAATACACATCAGATACACAACTCAATATTACTCCCAAGTAGGAAGCTCATCAACTTCAATCTCAAATTGCCCCGTGATGCCTGGTGATATGTATCCATTGCGATTATTCCCCGCACATGCCCTGACATAGTGAATCCCTGGCTTTAGATTCTGCAGATCCACAGCCTGCAGCAGGTAGGCGCGATATGAAGCACCATCGCATATTGCAGGGGTTTCCTTGTCGCTGACTGCTACCATGCCATACCAACCATAGTAATCGAGGTTCTTTAGCGGCAAGGCGCTGTTGAACATTATTTTAACCATCGCTTCATTCGCGTGAGAATAAACACTGAAATCCATTCTCGCCACCTCGACATTGCCTGGATCTACAGGTTTACCCTCTTCAGACCCACAAGCTACCGTCAAAAGTGCAATGACCAGCTGCATAATTAGCTTTTTCATATATCCATCCCCTCCCCTTGAAATGTTATCTCATAACCCAAGTCTTTGATTATCTTCATATTTTCCTTTGTGAAACAATTTTGCTTGATCAAAGCTAGAAGTAACTCTGATTTCTCACAAAGCGGGTAGTAACGAATATTGCCATAAACTTTCTTAACCAAGATTTTAAGTTTCATGTTTACACCTCTTTCCTGGTAAATCTGGCCAACTCAGCAGTCAAAGCCGATTCTTTGCGCAGCAGGGAAACCATCAGGTCAATACAGTGCTTATGTTCCAACATACTATGCTCACTCA